CCGGCTTTAAATACCCCGTTAGAAGTTGTGCCGGTTGCGGAAGCAAGGTTAGAACCTTCAACCAGAGTTACCGTACCGAGTGATACACCAGTACCGGTTGTGAATGTGTACACGTTCTGATCCATGCAGAATTCAAAACCAAGAGCATTACCTAGAACACCCTTCCTGTACTGATCCCCAATAGTACCGGCATCGTTGAACAGACCCGAAAGACCGGCTACAGACTGTGACATTGCAGCAGGTGAAAGAAGCACACGACGATTTTCGTCACGTGGGCAAGCGTTGTTATCAAGAACCATACCTGCGTTCAGATAAGCAATCGGTGCGTTGTACTGTGCAAGACCAACAGCCGCACCGCCGAAGTTCCTGGAGTAGTTCCTGGAGTACCAACAACCGTGTTGATTGGTGCGCCACAGTTTACGTTAGGACCCGAGCCGTTGTTGTAAGAACCTGTGACGGCGGCTTGCAGACAATCCTGATCGATCTGTGAGGCGATACGAGCCATAGCAGGTGTCAGAATACGCTTGCTGAAGTCATCCAAACTAAGTGTCAGTTCGGTGCTGTTGAAGCTGATGTCCGTACCCCACTTAGTAGCAAGTGTCAGTGGGACGTAAGTTTCTGAAGTTCCCTGTGTCTGCATAACATCGCCTTTGCGGACGAAGTAGCGGTTTGGTTTGCGGACGTTTACAGTAGTTCCGATTTTTGCGCCGGTTTTACCGAACTCGGAAGCATACTGGCGATTTACGCCCTTGATAAATGCGAGATTGTTGTGTAGAACACGCAGAGCTTCTCTGGTGATCTGGACTGGGGTTAATAGGGTATTCGCCATTGGGTGTTATCTCCTTTTAAGTAGTGGTGCGTTTCGTCGTTTTACCCACTCATCCATCGGTAGGTTTGAATCGTCAACAGAAGGCGAACCGTTACCCGCTACAGTTTTAATTGGCGCGGGAGCCATGCTCACTTTTTTAGTTGGTGCTGGAACAGGTTTGGAACTAAGCTTAGTTTCCAATTTACCTATTTCTTTTGCCGCTAACATCGGCGCAAGTGCTGATATTCGTTTTGCTTCCTTCGGGTTTTCGTCGAGGAATTTAACTAGGTCGATTCCCATATCGGAGTAAACTATCAAGTCAGCAACAACAGGGCTTACTATTTTTGACACATCGGCTATTTGGTCTTTAAGAGTAGAATCTGTTTCTGATTCACTTTCAACTTTGTCCCAAAAGCTTTTTGTGATTTCCTGTTGCTTCGTTACAACCGCTTGCTGTTTGAACTTCATCTCAATACGCTTTTCGGCTTGTGTTACAAGATACTCGTCTTTGGCTTTTTCGTAATCGTCCCAAGTTTCGAAATCATCTGAATTTGGGGCTTTCGACGTGTCCTTGACGGGGCTAACCGGTGCGGTTGCAGGGGCTTGTGTAGGTGCGCTTTCGGCACGTCCCTTCCAATATGCCGCTTCCTTTTCCGCTTCTTGTCGCCGCTTGCGCTGTGAAATTAATTCCTTGACAGCTTTGCTTTGTTCGGGTTCCGAACCCTCTTCTTCGGTAGTTGTTGTCTTTTCATCTACGACCGGAGCCGACTCGGTAGTTTCTACGGCGGTTTCTTCGATTACCGGAGCCGACTCGGTAGTTACGGCACTCTCATTTGGACTTGAGGTGTCTTGGTCACTCATAGGTGAGATTCTCCTTAATTAGTATAGGGCGACTACAGAAGTAGCTGACCCTGCTGTGAATGCTGTGATCCCTATTTGTATGGTTGTACCTGCGGGTACCGCACCGAACGCGACACTTGTGCCGCTTAACATGGTGACCGTTACAGAACCGGCACCACCAACATATAACGCTCGAGTTGGTGCAAATGGTGTTGCGCCCGCAGTTATTGCCACCGCTTCGGTGTAAGGTATGTCGTAGTGCTGTGATCCTGTAATTTGTGCAGCCGCCATACTATTCTCCTTTTACCTTGTCGTAAACTTTAGGTGTTGTTTTAACCGGCGAAATACCATTCTGAAGCAACTTGCAACGAGAACATTTTATCTCGTATTCGCCATTTATCCTACCGAGAAGTCGGCCACATTTGCATCTTACGTCGTGTAACATTACCGACTCCTGTGAATTTTGTGGAAATATAACATGTCACTGGTGACTTTGTATATATAAAAATGATTGCATTATGACATTTATTATTTCGTCATCATCTTCTTGTATTCTGCGACGTTGCTTTTCTCGCGGCGTAGGACCTTCGCCGGTTGAACCCCCTATGGTTTCTTGGGTTGGTGTTACCGGAGGATCGCAAGGTCTACCGTCAACCCACTGGGGATCCTGCTCTATCCATCCACATTCTATCCATCGATCAAGAGGTTCGGTCTTCCTTGATGTTTGAAAGTAAAGAGGGAAGTAGTTATCGACGAAATATCGAGGGTTATATGCCATATCATATTACATCCAGAGTGATTGCCGTTCTGTTACCGCTTACGTCAACCGATGCGACTATCCTATCTTTCGTATCAGACACATCGCGGAATGTGGTGGTGGTTCCTTCTGCGCCCGATACCTTGCCAGCCATAGCAGATGACATCAATCTAAGCAATTCCTCTGCCGTGTACCCGCCTTCAATAGCCTTTTGCCATACGGCGGAGGCAAGAAGGTTGTAATCAACACCACCAGAAGATGCGGCACTCAACGCCTTACCCGCTGAACCTGTCGTTTGATATTGTGATAGCAGTGCGTTCCATACGGCATCTCGTAGACCTTCAGGAGTTAAATCTCCATAGCCACGGATTGTTGATGCAATATCCATTAAAGCCGTATTGTTTGCTGTTATAACGCACGATCCAGAAAGGGACGCAGCCAATGTTGCTAATCCAGCGGCAGTAGCGGCTATGTCTCCCGTTCCGGTTATTGTGGCAGCTAGGCTTGCCAATGCCTGTATTTGAGCAGAGGTTATACCGCCCGATGCTGTGAGTGTTGCTGCTATTTGAACAATGAGGCCAAGGCTACATGGCGGAATATCGCCACTACCCGTCAGAGTTGCGTCGATGTTATAGCCACTTTGAGCTGTTGCAGTAAATGACCCTGTGCCAGATATAGTGTTTCTAGCGGATATTGCTCCGGCCTTCTGAGGCATCATCCATGCGGCGGGATGTCGTGCTCCAGAGGGTAAACCCACTAGACCGCTCGTAATGCCCTCGCCAGCCGTTAAGTTTCTAATGCGGTTAGTCTGAGCGAAATTGGCATGGAGCGTATAGGGATAAGCACTATTAAGAACCGTAGTTCCAAAGTGCTGCACCCCTTTGCTCGTAAACATATTTCCGTTACAGCATATCGCCACGATTAACCGCCATATCCGTAATCAAAATCTACATTGATTGTACCGGCAGATGTCGTTGCACCTGTCTGGAATAGAAGAAACTGGATGTTTGCACCATCTTTGATCTGGCGCATAGATGGAAATGCATTGACTAAATCCATCTTGGAATATAAGCCGGTTGCCGGAACAGGTAGCGTCCAGAGAGGCTTGCAAAGTCCGATAACAACAGAACCGGATGCGTGGGCAGTACCAGCCCATGTGATAGTTTCAATATCTTTTACGCCAACATCGCCAGCGGCAAGTGGTAGAAATGGATTGTACTTATTAGCTGCGGCTCCGGTATTAAGCAACTGACCTACACCCAAAGAAGCTGTTGATGTGAATGTGGTTGTGGCTTTACCCGTACCACCAGCAGAGTTGGTGTAGTTTACGATGCATGTCGGGGCGTTGATACCCATAGCGACTACAGAAGAAGCAACAAACATCCTTAAACCAGCACCGTTGGCGTATCTGTCGCCCGTTCCGGCTGTTGCGGCAAGTGGAGTCATTGTGACTGTCTTTGCTCCAATGGTTGATACGTTAGTAGTTGTGAGCGGTACATAACCGATGAGGTCAATTGCCATGATGTACCAAGGCGCACCAGCAGCAGCTACGACACATCCACCGGCGGTTAGGAAATGCTTGGTTGCCGTGGAGACGTTGCCGCCGTGAAAGATTGTACCTTGTGACCATGTATCGTCTGTCGGAACGTAGGTTAAGTCCCCACCGGCAAAGGTACTAGCCACAGGCCATCCGTTATGTGGTGACAAAAGAGTCCACCCACCGGCAGTACCGGCAGAGTTAAGTGTCTTGGTCATGGTGACGGTATCACCCTTGCCGTTGACTGTTAATTGAGTGATGAGGTCATCTTGGCTTGTGAATCCCATAATATTCTCCTATCCCCATACGGTTTCTATGGTTCCGACTAATTGTGATGATGCCAATGATCCGGCGTTGCCTTGTGCAAAGAAATTCAATACAGCCCCATCTTTTATTTGTGGCGCACCGGCTGAATGGATGATAGACATAAACTCA